CAGAGGCGTTATCTCTAACAGTTTAGTGCTAAATTTTTTCACTTTTTATGCTTTGCAGATTTTCATCACACTTAATAACGCTGAGTGCTTCTATCAAGCATTTCACCACTTATGCAGTTTTAGTTCAGCATGTGATTAGCCCATTAGCTGATGAAGATAAAGGAACATCCGGTATGGTGAGGATTTATTAACCGGGTCCAGACCGTTACTCTTGCGAGTATTTGTTACGCCATACTGATTGTTACATTATACCCAGTTTAACGTGCTTTGGTGCCACGATTGAAACCTTAATCAAAAAGAGCGGGGCAGATGAGTTTTTCTATAAGTGGCATAGAAAATCCTCCTTTCCGCCCAGTAAGGGCAAATTAATAGTATCAATAATTGAATAAAAGTTCAAGGGAAACTAAAGAAAGGAACAAAGCCTATGAATTATACAGCGGTAGCAATAACATTAATTATTTGTTTAACAGTATTGGCTTTATGCCATGAACCTAAGAGGAAATAGATTAAGGAAAGGAGCAGGCTTATGAAGATAGCAACAATAAAGAGAGAGCCGGAGGATATGGTGTATACAGTGGAGGAAGTGGCAACAATCATGCGAGCTTCTAAACAGTATGTTTATACACTTATCAACGCAAATCAGATAAGGGTGCTTAAAATCCCTCATACAAGAATAAGAAAGTCAGAGCTTGAAAGATTCTTCAGGGATAACGAGGGAAAGGATTTAACGAATCCGAATGAACCAAAGGATATTGTAATTTAGGAAAGGAGGATAATATGCGGCGAGTAGGTTTGATAATTTCTTACAACAAGAGAATTAATGAGAATCTTCGAATTGGTAACACGGAGCTGGCTGCCAAATGGTACACAAGGCTGAGATTGTTGGAGATATTCAGCTTTGTGCCGGAAGGAGCTTACAGACTTCCAACAATATAAAAAAGAGCCGCTTGGACCAGCGGCTCAGTACTTAGAACATAAAATGCTCTGCAAATATAACAATATTATTGTATCAGAAATGTTCAAGTACATCAAGAAAAATTAATAAAATGGTCTTTTTTCTTGGGCTTGTAATGAATATTAACAAGTCTGCGAAAAAGATTATTAAAAGGGGTGTACATGAAAAGAAAAGGTACAAGGTACATTCCCTATGACTATGAAGCGGCAATTGATAAATCTGTAGAAGATATGAATGAGGTCTTCATGGAGTACATGCTGAAGACCAAATACAGGTGCGTCTACACATGTAAGGAGATCTGGGCAGGTAATCAGCTTGAGATAGAAATATATCCAGAGTTCACCAGGAAAGAGGACATTCCGGAAGAAGGAAGGATTAAGGATAAAGAAACTCAAAGAAACCTGAACAATAAGAATGCCATTAAATATTGTGGAAGACTGATTATAGAGAATTTCACAAATGATGATATATGGATGACGCTTACATATGCAGAAGGGAATGAGCCAGCTTGCTGGGATGAGGCTGTAAAAAATATGACGAATTATATACGGCGGATTAATTACAGACGAAAGAAGTTAGGTCTGCCTAAAGCCAAGTACATATATGTTACAGAGCATGATCCTGACGCAAAAGTGCGCTGGCATCATCATGTGACTATGGATGGGCTTCTTGACAGAGATGTATGTGAGAAGTTGTGGAAGTTGGGAGAGCGTTCCCAGTCAAAGCGACTTGAGGAAGATGCTTATGGTCTTGTAGGAATGGCAAAGTACATAACAAAGGACAAGCACCGACAGAAAAATGAGAAGCGGTGGAACTGCTCTACAGGACTTAGACAGTTCAGAGTTCGTAAGGTCCGTTCTAAGAGAAAAGGCGGAAATGGGCGGTATGTTCCTGTAAGCAAATATATAGACACATTTGTAAGAGATAAGGCTGCAAGGGAAGCAGAGATACAAGCTTGGCATCCAGAATATTCTCTTCTGGAATCACAGGTGTATTACAACGGAGTAAATGGCATGTTTTATATAACAGCAAGACTCCGGGATTGGAGAAAAAGAGATGCAAAAGGTAGATATATACATCCAAACGACAGCTAGAGGACCAGCAGTCCGTAAGCATGTAGCATACATGTATGTCTTAAAGATAGTTATTAGCGGCAAAGAGTTCATTAGAAACGGCAAGGGCACGCTTGAAAATGTTACAGAGAATCAGGCGGCACTGCAGGCAATAATACATGCACTTATGCGTTTCCATGAAAACTGTGAAATACGCATAAATACAGAATGTGAGCATGTATTAAACAGTTGTCGAAATGCCTGGCCACAACAGTGGGAAAAGGACGGTTGGAAGAAAAAGACAGGCAAGCCAGTAAAGAATGCGGATTTGTGGCAGCAGTATCTAAATGTAAGCCGCGGACATGTTATAAGTTGGTCGGATGAGCCACATGATTTTACAAAGTGGATGGAGTATGAGCTTAAGAAGATGGAGGCAGGACATGAGAAATGCCAGTGAAGAAGAGCAAATAAAAGCGGAGATTGAGAAACAGGAATGGTTAAGGCAGGCAATCCTTAACTATGATGCAGATAGCAGTGCCAATAATACTAATATGCGCGTAAATCATTTGACGCAGGTGGCGGGTAGAATCTCCAAACTTAAAAGAGATTTGTACGAATGCCAGCATCCATCAACATATTAAGAATCAGGATGGCAACAATCCGCATAAATACAAAATGGGAGAAGCGTTTTACTCCATAAATGTCTACAAGATACTTATTTATCTAAGTATATATATCACAGCAACTATTAATATGGCAGCAGACCTCCCTGTTATGGGAGGGGAAAGGAGAATATGAGCAGAAGCATAATGCAGGATACAAAAGAATGTTTTCTGTGCCGTATGAGAGCAGAGGGACAGGGGTATTTTGGACCTCTTACATCATACGGCTTAGAAAAGCACCATGTTATGCATGGGGTAGCAAACAGAAAGATAGCTGAAAAGTATGGGCTAACCGTATATCTATGTGAAAAAGACCATAGAACAGGAGCGGAAGCTGTACATAAGAGCAGAGAAACAGATTTGAAACTTATAAGAGCAGGTCAAAGACGTTTTGAACAGGTATACAGCCGTAGAGAATGGATGGAAGCATTTGGAAAGAATTATCTGTATGAAGATTCTGCAGATAACAATGTGCTTGAACAGGTATTACAGCAGCTTTTTAAAGATAATAAGCATCTGAGAGACAAAATATACACTTCAAGTCTTGAGACAGTGGAAATCATGGAAATCTTATATGCTGATGAAGCGGCGTATCAGAGTTGTGTACATAACAGGATTTATACAATGGATATAAATCGAGAATTAGGCAGGGTGACAATAACTGCACCACCAGACGAAAAAACAGAATGGAACAGAGAAGATGTTGTGGCAGCAGTTATAGATATTTATAGCAAGACAGAGGAGGATATATGATTGCAGAGATAATAAGCTTTATAGCCGGAGCAGCATTAGCGAGTGTTATCGTCGGATTCTGTAAAGCTGGAAAGGACAACTAATGACACAGGAAACATTATTGCAGATAGGAAAACTTGGACTTGCAATAGAAGATGGCGCAAATATGGTACTGGACATGTATCGCGTTAAGGAAGAGCTTACCGGAGCAGATTTGTTTAAGGGAGAACCGAGCGAAGACAGAAGCCATTACGCAGGATATACAGAGCTGTACAAGCTCCCAGGCATGAAAGACATAGCAGATGATGCGGCTGAATATATCAAGAACCGCTTGGGAGAAGTTATTGATGAACATTGTAAATCTTTAGAAGCCTGTATATCAGCTTTAGGTGATGCGGTAACAGTAAAAGACGATAAGCCAGACAGAAAGGCGAAGTCTCCCAGTAAAGAAGCGCAATGATGCTTTTGGGTTTTATTGTGCACAATGTGGTAAATATGTATCCACAACAACGGTAAGCAGAGAGACATGGGGCTACAAAAGAAATTGTAAATATTACTGCTCATATAAATGCATGAGGGCAGCAGAGAAATAAGAGTATCAGAAAGGAGCCTGGAACTCTGGCCAGAGTGATTCGTACGATGTTCCTTTCAGAAATGACATACAAAGAGTTTTTAGAAAGCAAGATAGAACTTGCACAGGATAGCGGATTTGAAGTAAATCCGGCAGATATTAACAAAGCATTAAAGCCACATCAGAGGGATGCCGTAATATGGGCACTTAAAGGTGGAAGAAGAGCTTTGTTTGAAAGTTTTGGTTTAGGTAAAACCATACAGGAGATAGAATTCTGTAAACAGGTAATAGATCACGAGGGCGGAAGGGCTTTGATTGTTCTTCCACTTGGAGTAAAACAGGAATTTACACAGGACGCTGTGAATGTTCTTGGATATGATGCACCTGTTTATTGCAGAAGTATGGAAGAAGTAGAATCCTGTGATAGCAGTATTGTGCTTACCAACTATGAAAGAGTAAGAGACGGTGATATAAGACCAGATTATTTTGTTGCAACATCGCTGGATGAAGCAAGTGTTTTAAGGTCTTTTGGAAGCAAGACATACCAGACATTTCTTGATAAGTTCAAGAATGTTCCTTACAAGCTGGTAGCCACAGCAACGCCAAGTCCAAACAAATACAAAGAGCTTATACATTATGCCGGATATCTTGAGATAATGGATACAGGGCAGGCACTTACAAGATTCTTTCAGAGAGACAGCACTAAGGCAAACAATCTTACATTGTACCCGAATATGGAAGATGAATTCTGGCTGTGGGTTTCATCATGGGCGTTGTTCATAACGAAACCTTCAGATGTAAATCCAGAATATTCTGATGATGGCTATGTGTTGCCTCCACTTGATGTAAGGTGGCATGAGATACCAATACATTACGGAGATACATCTGATAAAACAGGACAAATGCAGTTATTTACAGAAGCGGCAGCAGGCTTGAAGGAAGCTGCAGAAGTAAAAAGAAACAGCATTGACCAGCGTGTTGAAAAAATGAAAGAGATTGTAGAGAGTTCGTCTGAGGAGCATTTCCTTTTGTGGCATGACTTAGAGTCTGAAAGAAAGGCAATTCTTAAGGCAATACCCGAAGTTGTAGATATATATGGCTCACAGGATTATGACATAAGGGAAAAGCGGGTTATTGATTTTGCGCAGGGAAGAATCAAGCTGTTTGCAACAAAGAAATCAATATCGGGCTCAGGCTGTAACTTTCAGCGTTACTGCCACAGGGAGATATTCTTGGGGATTGATTATGAGTTTAACGATTTTATTCAGGCAGTACATAGATGTTACAGGTTCTTACAGATAGATACAGTTGTTATAGACATTATATACATGGAGAACGAAAGACAGATAAAAGAAGCACTGCTTGAGAAATGGAAGAATCATAATCACATGGTTAAAAAAATGACGGATATTGTAAAGAAATATGGTTTAAGTCCGGCATCTAAAATAAAGCGGTTAGAGAGAAAGATGGGAGTTGAGACAGTGAAAGTACATGGAAAGCATTATACAGCGGTAAATGATGATTGTGTTGAAGAGTGCAGAAGAATAGAAAGTAATTCTGTAGGACTTATACACACATCCATTCCATTCGGAAACCATTATGAGTATAGCGCCAATTACAACGACTTCGGACATAATGAGAATACAGAAAAGTTCTTTGAGCAGATGGACTTCCTTACACCGGAGCTTTTAAGGATTCTTGAACCTGGCAGGGTAGCAGCCATCCATGTTAAAGACAGGGTATTATTTGGAAATGCTACAGGAACTGGAATGCCTACAATAGAGCCGTTTCATGCACAGTGTATAGAACACTACATGAAACACGGTTTTCAGTATTTTGGCATGATAACAGTTGTCACAGATGTGGTCAGGGAGAATAACCAGACATACCGCCTTGGCTGGTCTGAACAGTGTAAAGACGGTTCAAAGATGGGAGTAGGCTGTCCAGAATACATACTTCTGTTCAGAAAGCTTCCAACGGATAAGTCTAATGCATATGCGGATGATCCTGTAAAGAAAACAAAGGAAGATTATACAAGGGCACAATGGCAGATAGACGCTCACGGATACTGGAGAAGTTCAGGCGACAGGCTTATAAGCAAAGATGAGCTTAAGGAATTTAGTGTTGATGATTTACAGAGAGTTTATAGGGAATACAGCCGTTCCAATGTATACAGCTATGAAGAACATGTGAAGCTTGCGGAAGAGTTAGATAAAAATGATAAGCTCCCAGCCACATTTATGGTTGTTGCTCCCGGTTCATGGAATAACCTTGACGTATGGGATGATATAAACAGAATGAGAACACTTAATACAACACAGAGCAGACGCAGGCAGCAGATGCATGTATGCCCACTGCAGCTTGATATTGTTGAAAGAATCATTAACAGATACAGCAATGAAGGTGATATGGTTCTTGACCCGTTTGGAGGCTTAATGACAGTTCCAATGACAGCAGTAAAGATGAAAAGATATGGCTATGGAATAGAACTGAGCTGTGACTATTTCAGAGATGGTGTTGGATATCTTCAGGAAGCAGAAAATGAGATAGAAACACCTACACTGTTTGACTTTATGGGAAATTAAAATTAAATTTATTGTTTTTATAAAATTGAATGAAATTAGTAACATAAGTAAAATAAAAAGGAGATTTTAACATTATGAATACTTTAATAACGGTAAATGATGAAGCACAGACTGTGTCAGCGAGAGAACTTTACGATGCTCTTGAAATAAGCAAGAGATTTTCAGCTTGGTTTGATTCTAATTCTCAAGGATTTGTTGAAGGAGAAGATTTTACCAGTGTACTTAAAGGTACGGAGGTTCAAAACAATGGTGGAGTGCAAATAAGAGATTTGCAAGACTATAACATGACAGTTGATATGGCAAAACATATCTGCTTAATGAGTAGAACAGAAAAAGGGAAGAAGTGCCGTCAGTATCTGATTAATTTAGAAAAGGCATGGAATACACCAGAACAGGTTATGGCTAGAGCGCTGAAAGTAGCAAATAAGACAATTGATAGTCTAAAGGAAACGAATACTACACTCCTTATTGATTATCAGCGTATGAAACCCAAAGAAATATTCGCTGATGCAGTTTCGGCTAGTCATACATCAATATTAATCGGTGATTTAGCAAAGCTGATAAAACAGAATGGTGTTGATATGGGGCAGAAAAGGTTGTTTTTATGGCTACGTGAAAATGGATACTTAATAAAGAGGAATGGTTCAGATTACAATATGCCGACGCAGAAGAGCATGGATATGAACTTATTTGAGGTTAAAGAAAGTACAGTGAATAATCCAGATGGTTCAGTCCGTATAAACCGAACGACTAAAGTAACTGGAAAAGGGCAGCAGTATTTTATAAACAAGTTTTTGGCATGAAAAAAGAGAGGCGTTAACCTCTCTTAACCCAAGTAATGTCATAACCCATGATATCTGCTAATGCGAGACATTCACTATATTTGATTGTTCCACGAGTTAATTTGTTAGATATATTCTGTGTAGTTGTTGGTTCGTGAGTTTTATTATATTCAGATATGATATCTGTCAATGTCATACCGCTTTTGGCTATATATGACTTAATTTCATTACGAATATCATTACTCATATTAAACACCTCCTTTTAGAATACTATACATCATTATGTAAAATGTTTCAATAGAGTGTAAAAATATTTACTTAAGTGTTGACAACGTTTTGTTATAGTGTATAATGAAACTATAATAAAACAAAGGAGATGCTAATATGAATGATTTAGTAACATTTGGAATGTTAAAGAACTTGGTTGAAATGTCAGAAAATAATTTTAGGGAGTGTGTAGAATTCATAAACAATGCAGAAGTATCTGATGATACAAAAAGATTTTTTGAGATTCTTATTGCATTAGCAAGCCGGAAAAGACAAGAAAAAAGACAATCCCTCACAGCCTAGCCAGCACATAGGGATTGTCAAAACACAAGGAGTACCTTGTAATGACAGTATAAGGTACTCCTAAATAAAAATCAATAAAAATGAAGAAAAGACAGAGCAATTAAGGTTTGTCTAAGTATTGTTCTTTGACAATTAAATAATGACGGATATAATATAAATATAAGGAGGTATTAGCAGATGAAAGATGAATTTCTTGTTAGTGCAGAGAGAATCGTTAATGAAAACAGAGAAAAAATAAAGTATTTTTTGGAAAGTGAGTCTGTTTTATTTGATGATGAATTAGAAAATTGTGCAAGCTCACGAACTATATTAAGAAGAGTGCCTGAAGCAATAAGTAATATTTTTGGTATAAGTGATTCTATAGTTCAAAGAGCGGAGTTTGATGTGGGACGCGAATATAGAGGTGTTTTTTATAAAACGACAGATAATATATCATTGGATACAATAAAAGGCATAATGAAAACAAGATATGAATAAAAAATATAAAGCCAGCCGTCATTATTTGATGGTTGGTATTTTTTATTCAAAAAGGAAAATGAGAGGTGAAAGGGTGAGCAGAAGACGACATAAACACTTATGTGAGTATACCTGTTGCGAGCAGTGTTCTAAGAGTGTGGCAGCAGTCGGAACATATACATGTAACAATAAGACAGTTATAGAGAACTACATGCCGGCGGAAGATTACTTCTGGTGTGATGGAGAGATGTTTATCAGGAGGGAGTATGAAAAATGAAATTAATAATAGAAATGCCAGAGGAATTTGAAATACATTTTATGCAGGATAAATTTGAAGATTTCTTTATAAGAATCATTGGGGATATGAGTAGAAATGTTCCTAGTTTATGTGGAGTTGACGAGAAGGAGATTGCTGAAATGTTTAAAATAGCATTTTTAAATAGTAAAGTAGTCAATAATGATGTCAATGAAGCTGCAGATTATCTTGAAAAAGGAAAGGAAAGAAATAAGGCTATAGAGGATTCGAAAAGGGCTGTGGCAAAGGCAATATGTATAGGGTGCGGATATCTCAAAGAGACAGAATGTACATATGCTGGCCAGAATTGTGGAACTAGTAAACCAATGTTAGAAGTAGCCATGAAAGCATTAGATAAATTAAAGGCAGGTGATTCATAATGCTAATATTGCCAATCAAGAAAAAATGGTTTGATATGATTCTTTCAGGTGAGAAGAAAGAAGAGTATCGGGAAATAAAAGAATATTATGAAATAAGATTCCAGAACCTGTTCGGAGCCATAACCATACATCCATTATATCCACCAGACAATTTCTTAGATAGAAGCGAATTTGAGTTATTGCAAGGAGAGGCAGTACCAGAGGAGATAAGGAAAGACAGTGTTCAGGAGATTATTTTCCGTAATGGATATAGCAAGGATTCTAAAGCAATAAAAGCAAGATGTAGATTGAGAACTGGAAAAGGGAGACCAGAGTGGGGAGCTGAACCAGATAAACAGTACTATATTTTAGAAATCCTGAATGTTGAAAAAATGGCAGCAGATAAGACTATATTACAGAAGGCAGGTGATTCGTGAGTGACTAAAGAAAATGAGGATAAAAAGAAATGGTTAAAAAGATATCGTAGAGCCAAAAGGAATCTGATAGTAACCGAACTTGCAGTAAAGGAACTGAAAGCAGCACAGATAATGGGAGCAAAGGGCAATGATGGAATGCCTAAAGGAAAAAATAACAGTTCCGATTTAAGTGATTATATAGTAAAACTGGAAGATAAAGAAAAGGAATATGAGAAAGCTAAAGAAAGTTACATTAAAATTTGTGATGAAATAATAAGTGCTATATATCTACTACCAGATAGCAGGCAACAGATGGTTTTGATATATAGATATATCACATCAGATAACAATGATTGGTCAGAAGTATTAATAAAAATGAGAGAAGCAGGGGAAGCGTATTCAATGCGACAGATATATAATATACATGGCGAAGCACTTAGAAATCTAAAAATATCTTAGAAATTTAGAATAATAAGCTTGACATATGGTACACCATATGATAATATATACTTGTAAGGAGGTGATACATATGTCAGACAAAAAAGAAAAGTCCGAAGACGCATTAAAGACTTGGCTGGTCGGTGCATCAACGGACTTGGTTATCGGAATAATACTTCTTATTCTCGATAAGCTTCTAAGTTAGCTTAGAAAACAAGGAATGGGGCGAAAGCCCTGTTCCACTTAATAATATAACATAGTTTCAAGAAAGGAGCAAATGTATGTTAGGTAAGTTAGGAATATTTTTTATAGCGATAGGAATAGCAAAGATGATTATATACACGGTAAAGAAAGCGAGGAGTAATAGATGCCAGTAGGAGAACCTAATAAGCAGACAATAGCATCTGCCAAGTATCAGAAAAAGGCAGGGTATATATCTAAGTCATATAAGCTTAAGAAAGATATAGTTGAAGCATTTGCTGACAAATGCAAAGAGAACGGAGAGAGTCAGGCGGAAGTTATAACAAGGCTTATGAATGAATACATAAGTAAAAAGCGCTAAGTTGCACCGGTACAACGTATATTAACAATATACTGGCAGCTGGCAAAAGATTGCAGTGAATTGCAGTTTTAAATGTGATATTATGTATTTATAAAAGATTGCAGTAAATTGCAGTTTTAAATGTGTTATAGTATAAACTACAGAAAGAGCAAGGGAATCTTAAACGGATTCCCTTTTTGATTGCAATGGAATTTGATTACAATAGTAAGAGATGGAAACAGAAGAGAGCCAGAATACTAAGGCGGGACAAGTATATGTGTGTTGAATGCAGGAAGTATGGACGACAGAGAGAAGCAGTCACGGTTCATCACATCAAACATGTAGATGAATACCCAGAGCTTTCCTACATAGATTCTAATCTTGAAAGCCTGTGCAATGCTTGTCACAATAAGATGCACCCTGAAAAGGGCGGACATAAAGCATAGCCCCCCTGTTTAAATGAAAAATTTTTAAGCCGTCTGGGACCGGGGAGGGGAACTCTTTCCAACTCTGCAAAAAATTATCAGGGAGGGGGAATGCCAAAATGGAGTCTGAAAAATGGAGAAGAAAAATCAAGGACAATCTCAAGAAATTAGGCACTTATGACGCTGCTTATAACTCTGTCATAAATACCTTGGCAGATACCCTGGAACAGCGCGATAAAGTTTACGGAAATTATAAGAAAAATGACGAAGACATGATTGTTGAGTATACCAATAAAGCAGGCAAGACAAACATGGTAACAAATCCTAAGATTGTACTATGGAATGAGCTTAACAAGACAGCGTTGTCGTATTGGAAGGAACTTGGATTGACACCTTCCAGCTTAAAGAAGATTGGAGGGGCAAGACCAGAGGAGAAGCCGACAGGTCTTGCAGCAGCACTTGCTTCAATTGAAAGCTAAGAACTGGAGTACAGTAATTGAATATGCAGAATCAATACGAGATGGAAAGAAAGTAGCTTGTTTGGAACTTAAGCAGGCAGTAGACAGATTCTTTCGTGATCTGGACAATCCAGAATATGAAGTCAATCCAAAAGCTCCAGAATTCTGCATACAGATAATTGAAAAAACAATAAAGCATCAGCAGGGAGAGCGTATCGATGGAACACCATTGAGAGGCACTCCTTTTTTATTAGAGCCATTTCATAAATTTATAATATATAACCTTGTTGGTTTTTATCACAAGGGTACAGGCATTGTAAGATTTCATGAGGCTCTTATATTTATACCGCGAAAGAACATAAAGACTTCTTTTGCAGCTGCATTAGCATGGGCGTTGTCATTATGGTACAGGCGTTCAGGGTCAAAGGTTTATATTGCTTCAGCGGCATTAATGCAGTCGCTTGAAAGCTTTAATTTCCTTGATTACAATGTCACAGCAATGGGGGAAAAGAAAGTAAGAGGAAAGAAAGGGGGAAGCGTAAATGTTATTGATAACAACAATGAGCACAGTATGGAAGCCACCCTCCCGGATGGGAGCTTTTATATAAGAGCATTAGCAGCAAATCCGGATGCACAGGATTCTCTTAATTGCAATATTGCAATAGTTGATGAAATACATGCTTTAAAAAAGCCAAAGCAATATAATCTTTTCAAAGAAGCTATGAAAGCATATACCAATAAGCTGATTATAGGTATCTCAACGGCAGGAGATAATGAGAATTCATTTTTGGGAAACAGATTGAAATATTGCAGAAAAGTGTTAGATGGGACAGTTAAAGATGAACAGTACTTTATATTTATGTGCTGTGCTAATCCTGATGAGAATGGCGATATTGATTATACGAATCCGGAAGTTCATGAAATGGCCAATCCTGCTTACGGTGTTTCAATCCGTCCTGAAGAACTGCTGAATGATTCATTACAGGCACAGAATGATCCACAGCAGAGAAAAGATTTCTTGGCAAAGTCATTAAATGTATATACATCTGCTATTAAAGCATATTTTGACATTGAAGAATTTAGAAGGTCCGATTCTAAGTACAGTTGGACACTTGAACAGTTAGCAAAGCTCCCAATAAAATGGTATGGTGGCGCAGACCTGTCAAAGATGCACGATCTTACGGCTGCATCGTTATATGGTAATTATAACGGGACAGACATAATAATACCTCATGCATGGTTTCCTGTTACAGCAGCATATAAAAAAGCGGATGAGGATAATATTCCTCTGTTTGGCTGGAAAGATAATGGCTGGCTGGATATGTGCAACAGTGCAACTGTTAATCATGCGGATATAGTTAATTGGTTTATAAGCATGAGAAAGAAAGGATTCAAGATTGTTGAAGTTGGACATGACAGAAAATTCTGCAGGGAATATTTTATTGGAATGAAAAGAGCCGGCTTTAAGATTGTTGACCAGCCACAGTATTTTTACAAGAAATCAGAAGGTTTCAGACACATAGAAAAAGCTGTTAAAGATGGTAAATTGTACTATCTTCACTCAGAAGCTTATGAATATTGTGTTGAAAATGTGAGCGCAATAGAAAAAACAGATGACATGATTCAATATGATAAGGTTCAGCCGGAGCAGCGAATAGATATATTTGACTGCTCTGTTTTTGCGTGCATAAGGTATTTGGAAAATCTGGAAAAATCCAGCATTGCGTCAGGCTGGTTTGGAGGAAGTAAAAAGTGAGTAAAAGAAGAAAGAAACAAAATGTAAAAAGAGATGCTTCAGTTGGATTCCTTCTTTCTGGAGATGCATATACGACGCTATGTGGTGATGGATATACTCCATTAAACAAAAATCCGGAAGTAGTGACAGCATGTGGAGTAATAGCAGAACTGATTGCGTCAATGACAATTTATCTGATGTGTAATACAGACAATGGCGACATAAGGATTAAGAATGAATTAAGCAGGAAGCTTGACATTAACCCTAACAGATTCATGACGAGACATACATGGGTAAAGTGGATTGTAATGAATATGTTGCTTGGCGGAAAAGGGAATGCAGTTGTATATCCAACAACGGACGATGGCATATTAGGAGATATGATATTAATCCCACCAAGTCAGACATCATTTCTGCAGGATGGATATGGATATCAGATAGGGATAAATGGACGATATTATGATCCTGATAATGTACTGCATTTTGTATATAACCCGGATGAAAATTATCCATGGAAAGGCCGCGGGATAACGGTTGAGCTTAAAGATGTAGCCCAGAATCTTAAACAGGCATCAGATACAAAGAATGCATTCATGTCAAACAAGTTTCAACCAAGCCTGATTGTTAAAGTAGATGCCTCTGTAGAGGAGTTCCAGTCGCCAGAAGGCAGAGAAAAGTTATTAGAGGATTACACAGCGGGGGTAGAACAGGGAAGGCCTTGGATGCTGCCTGGAGAAATGATTGATATAAAAGAGATAAGACCATTGACTCTAGGAGATTTAGCATTAAACGATTCTGTTGTTCTTGATAAAAAGACGGTTGCATCTATTGTTGGAATACCAGCATTTCTTTTAGGTGTAGGAAATTACAATAAAGACGAATATAACAATTTTATATCGCGGAAAATAAAGGCAATTGCGGAAGAAATTGAACAGGAATTATCAAGAAAATTGCTGATAAGTCCTAACTGGTATTGGAAATTCAATGTCCAGAGCCTTTATGCGTATGATATTAAAACAATCAGTGATGTATACAGCAATCTCTATGTAAGAGGTTTGTTTACGGGAAATGAGGTAAGAGATAAGCTTGGGGCATCTCCTATGGAGGGACTTGATGAACTTGTCTTATTAGAAAATTATATTCCACTGGATAAGATAGGAGACCAGAAAAAACTTATACAGGAAGGAGATACGGATGGAAATTAAAGATATAGGAATGCAGATTCGCTCTGCAGAAAGTAAATTTAATACGAGGGAAGACGGAGAAGACCTTTACATTGAAGGATACTTCTCCGTTTTTAATAGCAACTATGAATTATGGCAGGGAGCAACAGAATCTATTGATTCTCACGCTTTCGACAATGCGCTTAGTGATGATATCCGGGCACTGGTTGACCATGACACGCACTTAGTACTTGCAAGGAATAAAGCAGGCACACTTGAATTGAAAATTGATTCACGCGGATTGTGGGGAAAAATCAGAATCAATCCGAAAGATTCTGATGCAATGAACCTATATGAAAGAGTGAAGCGTGGAGATGTTGACCAGTGTTCTTTTGGATTTGACATTCTTGACCAGGAAGCCGAGTACCGGGAAGATGGAACAGTTCATTGGACAATCAAGAGCGTAAAGCTGTATGAAGTATCAGTATGCACATTCCCGGCATATGAGGACACTTCGGTGTCAGCTCGTAAGAAGGATTACGAGGATATCAAAAAGAGATGGTTAGAATTGTGGAAAACACAGATGACTGCACGAATTAAAGGAGGAAAATAATGGCATTAAAGGCATTAATGCTTCGTAAGAAGCTCACAGACGCAAAGAAGGCTCTTGATGAAGCAAGAGCGAAGACAGCCACTTTTGAGACTAGAGAAGCAGAGCTTGAACAGGCTATAAGTGAAGCTGAAACTGATGAAGAAAAGCAGGCTGTAGAAGAGGAAGTTGAAAAGTTTGAAACAGAGAAGAAGGAACATGATGAAGAGGTTTCTAAGCTGGAACATGATGTAGCTGCTATAGAAAAAGATCTTGCAGATACAGAGGCTGAACAGCCAAAACCAGCGGCAAAGCCAGAAGAGAGAGGAGAAAGAAAGACAATGACAACAAGAAAATTCTATGGAATGGATATGCAGGAAAGAGACAGGTTCTTCGCCGATGATGGAGTTAAGAATTTCCTTGGCGAAATCAGATCATGTATCAAGGAAAAGAGAGCATTAACCAATGTTGGATTAACAGTACCAGAGGTAATGCTTCCACTTATCAGGACTAAGGTAGAGGAAACATCTAAGCTTGTCGGAAGGGTAAATCTTGCTACAGTGAGTGGTAAAGCAAGGACAAGAATAATCGGCACAATACCGGAAGCAATATGGACAGAAATGGTTGGAACACTTAATGAACTTGATCTTAAGTTTTATGATGATGAAGTTGATGGCTATAAGGTGGGAGGCTTTATTCCAGTGCCTAATTCTATACTTGAAGATAATGATGTAGACCTTGCTTCTACTATTATTGATGCATTAGGTAAGGCAATTGGAAAAGCGCTTGATAAAGCTATTGTGTATGGAACAGGAACAAAGATGCCATTAGGTATAGTTACAAGATTAGTACAGGCTGCACAGCCTGAAACATATAGCGCAACAGCAAGACCATGGGCTGATTTACATGAATCACACATAATTACAGGAACAGGTGCTGCAGGACTTAATCTTTTTAAAGAAATACTCACTAATTCAGGTGTAATTGAAAATGATTACATTGAAGATGGTCTGGTATGGCTGGTGAATAAGAAAACACATGATAAGATTAAGATTCAGTCCCTTGATAAGAATACTAACGCTCTTATTGTTGCTGGCATGAATAATACAATGCCACTTATCAATGGAGATATCATTGAACTTTCATTTATACCAGATGACAATATTGTATTTGGATATTTACCAGCATATTTACTTGCACAGAGAGCAGGCACAGAAATAGGTCAGTCAGAGCATGTAAGATTCATTCAGGACCAGACTGTATTTAAGGGAATTGCGAGATATGATGGAAAGCCTGCAATTGCTGAGGCATTTGGTGTACTCACAATTTCATCAGCTGCACCGACAACAACGGTAACATTTCCAACAGATACAGCTAATTAAGAGAGGTGATAAGCTTTGGACAACGCAAGTATATTGGAAATTATGAAACAGGATATAGGCATATCAGTTGAACTTCCACCAGAAAGAGAAGCATTTTTAACTAATTACATTGAGTTGGCCAGAGCTGCCATCGCAAGGGAAGGCATAACCGTTCTTGATAATATTGAGGACGGTATGCTTGTTGAAATGTATGCATCATATCTGTACCGAAACAGGAAAGAGGATAAACCTATGCCGAGAATGCTAAGGCTGGCACTTAATAACCGAAAATTAAGCAGGAAGGAGTTAAGTGATGGAGGGATATCTTGAACTTATAACGCCTGTATATGAAAATGATGAACTGAACCAAAGCATTAAGACAGGAGAAAAGGTTGATTCTGTATGGGTTGAAGAAATATCTGTTACACGGAGTGAGTTCTATAATGCCGGTAATAGCGGGCATAAAGCACAGTTAGCATTTACGACAGCCTCAGCAAACTATAGCGGTCAGAGTGAATGCAGATTTTGCAAGAAAGCATACAGCATATATCGTACATATAAGTCTGATAATGAGACGATTGAACTTTATCTTGAAGAAAAGGTGGGAATAATGTGAAGATAGGAATAGATAGTTTGTCAGAAACCGTAGCACAGGAATTAAGCAATTATTCAAGAGAAGTAAATAAGACTCTGCGAGATGAGGTGAAAACAACAACTAAGCAATGTGTTAAAGATATCAGGGAGGCTGCTCCAGAGGATACGGGAGCATATAAGAAGAGCTGGACATCCAAGGTTCAATATGAAAGTGAAGATGATATCAGGACAGTTGTATATGCAAAGGGAACAGGAGCAAGCTTAACACATCTTCTTGAGAATGGACATGCGAAGGTTGGCGGCGGAAGAGTAAAAGCATATCCACATATTGCTCCGGCAGAAGAAAAAGCAAGTGAAAGCTTGTTTAACAGAGTGAAGGTGAGATTAGGAAAATGACGCTTGGAGATTTAATAAAAATATTAAGTACAACAAGTATTCCAACAACATACAGAGCATTTGAAGAAGGGAAGTCGCCAGGGCTTCCCTTTATATGTATAGTTGATGCAGATACAGATAATTTTTTTGCAGATGGCAAGGTATGGCATGAAATTCATGCAGTTAATATTGAGTTGTATACGAAGAGTAAAGATATAGAAACGGAAAACAAAGTAAAAAAGGCACTTAATGATAACGAGATACCATGGCAGCAGACGGAGGTATACATTGAATCAGAAAAGTGCTATGAGCAAATATTTAGTATGGAGGTATGACATGGGAAAGAATAAGGTTAAGTACAATCTTAAAAACGTACATATTGCAGTAAAAAAGGCATCTGGGACATATGACACACCATTTGAGTTACCCGGAGCGGTAAATATGTCACTTAGTCCACAGGGAGGACTTGAACCATTTTATGCGGATGGTATCAAGTATGCTGTCAGTTCGACTAATAATGGATATGAAGGAGATCTTGAGATTGCTCTTGTTACGGATGAATTCAGAACACAGATATTTAAAGAGTACACAGATAACAATAAAGTTATGTTTGAAGATGCAGATGCACCGACAGTAGAATTTGCGCTTGGCTGTCAGATTGATGGAGATGCGAAAGAGACAATGTTCTGGTTTTATGGCTGTACAGCAACAAGACCGAATGTTGATGCACAGACCAATGAGGATAAGAAAACACCGCAGACGGATAAGCTCACAATATCTGTTGCCGGTGATGATTTTAATGTTGGCGGAAAGAAGAAACGACTGGTAAGAGCCAAGTCAACAGAGGAAACCACTACTTCACTGGAAACATGGTTTGAAAATGTTGTTTCACCGGTTGAAGCTGCATAAGGAGAATAATTATGGCAACAAAAAGAAATATAGAAATTGGTGGTATAGTATGCCACTTTAGAAGCTCAGCAGCAGTACCAAGAATATATCGACTGATGTTTTCAAGGGATTTGTTTAAAGACATGTCAAAGCTGGCAGATGAATTGGATAAATCAAACAGACTGGAAGAGAAAGAAAAGAAAAAGGCTGAAGCAGAGGGCAGGGCTTATGTTAAGTCAAGCACCCTGCCTCTTTCATCTTTGGAAATGTTTGAGAACATCGCATATGTTATGGCTAAACATGGAGACCCGTCACAGCCAGATAATATAGAGGAGTGGCTGGATCAATTTGAAATGTTTGATATTTATGAGATTTTACCTCAGATATTAGACATGTGGAAAATTGAAACACATCAGGAATCAGAACCAAAAAAAGTGTAGGCGAGATTGACAGAGAACTTAATACTCCTTTGTATTTGCTTAGGGTTGTTCAGTTAGGGATATCAATATCAGATTTAGAGCTGTTAAGCATAGGATTGGTGAATGATATGTTTATTGAATATAACAACGATGATTGTGAGTATGCAAGAAAAGCAACGCAGGAGGATATAGACGCTTTATAGGAGATAAGTATGGCTGGAACAAAAATAAGAGGAATAACAATAGAGATTGGCGGCGATACATCAGGTCTTAATAAAGCACTTGGTTCGGTTAATTCGCAGATAAAAAGCACCCAATCTCAGTTAAAAGATGTTGAGAGATTATTAAAATTAGATCCAAGTAATACAGAACTTCTTACACAGAAGCATAAACTTCTTAAAGAGGCTGTTACAGAGACTAAGGATAAACTTAAGACATTAAAAGAAACACAGGATAAAATAGATAGTGGCAAGGTTACTACATCGAAAGAAGCTTATGATGCCTTAAAAAGGGAAATAGTGAGTTGTGAAACGAGTTTGAAAGACTTGGAGAAACAAGCGGCACAGAGCAATGTCAGTTTAGTAAAAGCGGGACAGGCATTTGATGGTATAAGCCAAAAGACAAGCGGTGTTGGCAAAAATATGTCGAAATTAACAGCTACTGTTGCAGGAGTAGGAGCTGCAGGAATAGGTGCGGCAATGTCGCTGGATGATGGATATGATACGATTATTACAAAAACAGGCGCAACAGGAAAGGTACTGCAAGAACTGAATGATGTCGCTGATGATATATATAGCTCAATGGCTGTATCAATGGAGGATGTGGGAATAGCAGTTGGTGAAGTTAATACAAGATTTCAGGCAACTGGAAAACAACTTCAGGATTTATCAGAGGAATTTTTAAAATTTGCACAAATTAATGGAACAGATCTGAATACTTCTATAGATACAACTGATGCAATAATGACCAAGTTTGGTATTGACACATCAAGAACATCTAATGTTTTGGGCCTATTTACTAAAGTTGGTCAAGATACGGGAATATCAATGGATACATTGCTAAACAGTCTGCAAACAAATGGTGCATCATTGCAGGAGCTAGGCTTTAGCCTTACGCAGTCTACCATGTTACTTGCTCAGATGGAAGCAAGTGGTGTGGATACAACAATTGGTATAACATCACTAAAGAAGGCTGTTACTAATCTTACTGACAGCGGGAAACCATTAAATACAGCATTGTCAGAAGTTATATCATCAATAAAAAATGCAAAAAGTGATACAGAAGCATTAAATATTGCGTCATCAACATTTGGAAGTAAAGGTGCTGCTGAAATGTCGAAAGCTATAAGAGATGGAAGGTTAGATATAAACGATTTGGCAGCATCATTGCAAAGCTATGGTTCTGTAGTATCAGAAACATTTGAAGAAACACAAGACCCATGGGACGAGGCAACAATTGCCACTAATAATCTCAAACTTGCCGGAGCAGATTTAGGTTCAACTTTATTGGAAACATTAACACCTAAAATAAATAGTACGGTTGAAGCAATTAAAAATTTTGCACAATGGTTCAGAAGCTTATCAGATGAACAAAAAAACATCATATTGATAATTGCCACATTAGTGGCAGCAATAGGACCGCTTTTTATATTTATTGGTAAAATGGCTAGTGGAGTCTCGGCAATAATAAAAGTTGTTCAGGTACTGATACCTATAGTGAGCTCTTTAAATGCTGTATTAGCTGCGAATCCTATAATATTAATAATTACAGGAATTACAGCTCTGATAGTTGCAATTGTACTTTTGTATAATAAATGCGAGTGGTTTAGAGATGGCGTTAATGCTGTCGTAGGAACAATAGTAGATTTTGCAAAAGAAGTGTGGGATAAGATAAGCACATTTTTTACTGAAACTATTCCAAATGTTTTTGACGCTGTAATATCTTGGTTTAAAGATAACTGGCAAGGTCTTTTGCTCCTTTTAGTGAATCCGTTCGCCGGAGCTTTTAAACTATTATATGATAACTGTGAAGGATTCAGAAATTTTGTAAATGGTTTTGTAGAAAAAGTAGTGGATGCATTTACAGGATTTGCGTCTGACATAAAAGAAAGAGCTGTAAGCATAGGAACACATATTACAGATGGAATTGAAGTTGCAATAGATTATATTCGTGATTTACCACACAAAATGACAGAGTGGGGCAAAGATATGATTGATGGATTTGTAGCAGGAATAAAATCAAAAGTAAGTAATGTTGAAAATGCTGTTATAGGTATAGGCAATAAAATTAAGAGCTTTCTTCACTTTTCAAGACCAGATGAAGGTCCTTTGCGCGATTATGAGACTTGGATGCCTGATTTTATAGGAAGAATGGCAGAACAGATAGAGCAACAGAAGGGCAAAATAACTAATGCTGTACAGAGTATGGCGGGGGAAATGAAATTTACACCAGCTATAGCAGGTACATCTAGCACAACAAGTAACACCACAAATGTATTTAATGGAAATTATAAGTTTAATGATAAGTCTGATATTGATTATTTCATGAATCAGGCGGCACTTAGACTGAAAGGAGCACGATGATAGTTAATGGTACAGATGTAAGGACTAAATATGGTTTTAATGTTGTATGGCTTAGCCAGACGATAAACCCTCGGACGGTGAATGTATATAATAATTGGCTTGATGGTGCAATAGACCCAGCTAAATATAAGAAGACAAAGTATACAGAATTTGAGATATACATTGAAATGCTTGTTAAATCTGAAAGTAAAGAAGATTGTGAAAAGTTAATGAGTTCTCTGATGGCAGACTTTGAATCAGGAATTGTTCAGCTGGATGACATGGAATTCTTATATAAGTTTGATATGGCCAAGGAGCAGAGAGAATTAAAGAAAAGATGGTTATATCATTATGAATTGACATTAACAGGTCATGCAAAACTTGGAAAGCCAGTTAATGAGAGCTTTACAGGAACAAAATACACAACAACTATTAAAGGCACAGCAGAAACTCCTGCTGTGCTTTCTTTAACATCAGATATTGCGTTAGGAAGTCTTACAGTAGAAGGTTTAACTGAAGATATTATTACAATTTCCAATGTTGGAAGAAACACAAATATTCTGATTGACGGAGAATCATGTGTGATAACTGAAAATGGCGAGGATATATTTGATAAAGTTGATTTATGGAGCTTTCCAAGGGCAAGTCCTGGAGATATTACAATTAAGCTGGGAAGCACATGCAGTGCAAAATTAAGCTATTATCCAAGATATATTTAAGGAGGCAATATGAAACTTAAGTTAGGTGAAATAAAAGAGGAGATAATTGGACTACGGAAGGTCTATGATAAGAAGCTTCCGGTGGCATTAAGCTATTCTATAGCTACCAATGAGAAAATGCTTTTTGAAAAGTATAAAGAAGTTGAGGAACATCGCGAAAAAATATTCAAAGAGGTTTGTCTGAAAGATGATGACGGTGTACCAATTATGCTTGAAGATGAGAAAAAAGGCACTAAGGAATATACATTTGAAACAGATGCTATAAAGAATGAGGCAATTTCTAAGGTAGAAGAACTTTATGAGCTTGATGAAGATTTTGACATTAGAACAGTAACGATGAATGTTATTGAGCTTACAGAAACAGATCCTAAGTATGATATTCTTACAGCACAGGATATGTCAGCATTATTATTCATGATTAAATAAGAGGAGGAGCGGCTATGCTGAAATACATTGATAAAAATGGCAAGAAAAAGCCGCTAATTGAATATTCGAATCTGTGTATTGAAGAGGTGCTTGACTATGGAGATAAGACATTAACATGTAATGTTTCTATGAAATGTTCTGTGGCACTGGAGGATATAATCAGGACCAGAACCAATGAATATGTAATAAAGCAGAAAAACGGACTGGCTGATGATGGTACATATACAGTAACAGCAAAACTTAACATTGACGAGCTAGAAGGGACTCCTTTTATATCGTTTGATACAACTGAAAAAACAGCACTGGAGGCAGCTCAGTTAGCTCTTGCTGGTACTGGGTGGACATGCGAATGTGATGTAAAAAAGAAGCGTACTATAAGAATGACAAATGCCTCATCATGGGAAATATTAAAAAAGATAGTTGATACTTATATGCTGGAAATGCAAATTGACAGTATAAATAAGGTTATCAGATTAAAGGAAAAAATTGGTTCGTATAAGGGAGCATATTTTACAGACCAGATCAACTTGATATCTTTAGAGAGCCAGGCGAATACAAATGATTTTTATACAAGGATTTATCCAATAGGAAAAGATGGACTGACAATTAAAAGTGTAAATAATGGCAGTACCGTATTGGAAAATCATATATATAGTTCTAAAAATAAGACATATATATGGAAAGATGAAAGATATACGGATCCGCAAAGTCTGAAAGAAGACGCTGCCGAGAAGCTGGCAGATATGGCACAGCCATATATTGCATATAGCTGTTCAATACTTGATTTGTCTCAGAACAGCAAGAAATATAAGAATTACAATATTGGAGATGAAGTTGTATTAATAGACAGCTTTTCTAAGACGAAGATTAAGCAGCGAATAAAAAAGATATCTAGATATCCGGATGATCCGAGTAAAGATACATGCGAAATTGCTAACCTGAAGCTTACATTTACTGAGATGCAGCAGAAACTTAACGATGCAGCAGACACAGTGAATAATATTACAACTGACAATGGAACAGTAGATGGCAGCTCCATAGATGATATGGATGCCAATAAACTAACAAATATTGATGATGTAGTATCTAAAACGGAAAGCTTTAAGAGCATTAAAACAGAAGTATTAACTGTTACAGGTGAGTTACAGAGTGCATCAGGTAAGATAGGAGAACTTGAAACCAATAAACTTGATTCAGAAACGGCAAGGATTACATATGCAACAATAGAAAATTTAAAAGGCCTTTCTGGAGAATTTGAACAGTTCAAGACGAATGATTTTACTGCGGTAACAGCAAAAGTTAATGACCTTACTGTCGGCGTGGAAAAAGTAAAGACTCTGATGTTTGGCTCTGCCACAGGCGAAAGCATTACTACAGATTTTGCCAATAGTGTTATTAGCATGATAGGTACAGCACAGATTAAGGACTCTATGATAGATTCTTTAGATGCAAAGAAAATAAAGGCCTTGGACATTGATACCACAGATGTTGCAGTACATAGCAAAGACGGTTTGAGTAGATGGTCTGATAATACGATACAGATAAGTGATTCTAAGCGTGTTCGCGTTCAGATAGGTAAAGATACATCTGGAGACTATAACATGTATGTGTGGGATGTAAAGGGCAACCTGATGTTTGACGCGCTAGGTCTTACAGAACAGGGAGTTCAACGTGAGATAATCCGCAACGACATGGTAAAAGAAAATGCAAATATATCTGCTGGAAAACTGGATATAGCAAGCCTTTTTAGTGTTATTAACAATGATGGCACACATACGCTTAAGAGCAACAAGATATATCTGGATGATGCAGCACAGACACTTAATGTTCTTCTGCAGGATATAAAAACCGGTTCTGGAAAGGATTATTCTGAATGGGGAAGCTTATTAAAGCAGTCTGATGATTTTATAACACAGAAGCTTTGGTGGACTGAGAACATAGATGGAACCAGCGTTAAGGAAAAGTTTTCTAATGTAAACCAGACATTGCAGGAATACAGTGTAAGCCTGTCTAATCTAGCCAAGTACGATGATGAAATCTATTTAATATCTTATGTGCCAACAAAGGATAATTATCCGGCTTGGGATTGGTGTGTTCCTGTTTATCCATCAGACACACAGTTTCCACGCGAAGAAACATGGCAGTATAACGATACTGAGTGGGATAAGTATATTGGAAAGGTTGCTTACTGGGAGAGTGAAGGCAGAGCATGGCGTTTCATTCGTGATACAGATGGAAGCCATGGTTGGAAAGAGATACCTAATTCGGAAACAGCTTATATGCTGAAGCAAAATTCTGCCTTGAGAATAAATTTGGATAGCATAAGCAGCAGTTTATTGTTGACTCAGCAGGATTTGAAGGATAATTACAGCACGACAATGCAAATGAATAATGCAATAACCCAGTCTGTAAGCAAAGAAAGCAATAGTATAAAGTTAGAAGTCTCTAATAATTATGCTACTAAGAAGAATCTTGAAAGTTATGCCACAACTGACAGCCTTGAAAGCTATGCTACAACAGCTAGTTTAACGGCATTTATTAAAAATGAAAACGGACAGCTTCGTTCTGCGATTGAAGCGATTGCAGACACCATAAATATTACAGCTAGAGGAGGCTTAAATATTTCCGGTGATAGATTTACGCTTGCATCTACCAATACGACTATTACAGCGGATGGAACGATAACATGCAAAAAATTAAATGCTAAAGGCAGCACAATAGGCGGCTACGCAATCAATGATTACACTTTAGTAGGTGCACAAGTTGGCATAAGTAGTAAAAGTGGATACGGTTGGGCTTTTTGGGCTGGCTCAGATACACCTGACAAAGCTCCGTTTAGAGTTGGACATACAGGAGAGATACATGCAACAAACGCTGATATTGAAGGAACAATAAAAAGCAACAATGCAACAATAACGGGAGGCTCTATTAAAATAGATACATCTAATAGTGGGGAAAATATAATACTTCTTAATTGTAGTTCAAGTTCACTAGGTCTTGCACCAGATGGTATGTCCGTCACTAATGGGTCTGCAACAACAATTATAGGCGCAGAGAATATTATGTGTAATCAGGGGGATGGTTCTATATCGTGCAAAAAAATGATTGTAAGCAATAATGCGGAAATATATGGGAGCTGTTATACCTATGATTACTATTATATATGGTCTGAAGGTGGTTGGATGGAATTATCACAATGGATTAGGCAAAAATTAGGTATATAAATCCGCACAGCGGTAGAAAGGAATTAAGTTATGTTAAATACAACAAAGAGTACGTCAGTGAGCGGAAATAGCTCTATAGAGGGAAAGACTGTAGTCACATTTTCAGCCAATATACCTTCATCAGGAGAGATTTCTCTTAGTAAAAGAATTCAGAATAAAAAAACGTATCTTGAAAATCAGGACGAATGCGATACAGATTACGCTAATTTTGAAACGGAAGTAATGGCAGCAATTAAGGAGATGTAATTATGAGTTTATCCGGATTTATAGCCTACAAAAGAGTAGGTTGGACAGGACAGACACCGTGGAACCCAACCAACCTTAACATAATGGATAAGGGAATCAAAGATAACAATGACATGATTGCTAATCTCAGAAGCGAGGTAAGTGCACTAAACAGTAATATTGACGTTAAAAACTGCTTTTGTAAAAATATTGCGAGTGATGGTACTTTTGAGGGATATGGATATAACTACTGTTATTATAACAAATCTACTAAAACAGGGATTTTATACTTTGCTTCCAGAATTGAAACACCAGATTCTACATTAAATAATTTTTCTGGATATTATGATGTCGAATCAGTTTTAGAAAAAATGAGCATTGATTTTAATACAATACTAGAAAGTAATTATATTCCATATGATTCTGCAGGTGTAGTTCGACAAAAGCTGGTTGGATATGGAACGACATTATTATATAGTTCCGCAAACAAACATTATGCTTTTGCAAGATACTACACAAAAGATGGGAAGAAAGGAGCGTGGGCAACTACTGAATTTAAGAAAGACGATTATATTACAGGCTCACTTATATTTAGTTAAGTTTCGAATGCTGCCTTAGTAATTGTACCGTCGTATTTAATATTATTACTGTTTTGTGAACATATAACAATGGAAAAAATGAAATTGCACCAGTAACAGAAAGGATATTGACTTATGGAAAAATTAAAAGTAATTGTAACAGCGGTGTGGAGCATTATATTAAGTGCCCTGGGAATTTTGGCTATTCCAGTATTATTATTGGTAACATGTAATCTAATAGATTATTTCACAGGTATTGCGGCTTCTAAATTTAGAAAGCAGCAAATAGATAGTTATAAAGGAATAAGAGGGATTGCAAAGAAAATATGTATGTGGCTTTTGGTGGGAGTTGGTGTGATAGTAGACCAGCTCCTTTCTTATTCTGCAGGTGTTATTGGAATAACATTGCCATTTACATTTTTAGTGGCTTGTGTTGTGGCAATATGGCTGATCTGTAACGAAATTATAAGTATATTGGAAAACATCAATGATATTGGCGTAACACTTCCACCATTCTTGCAGCCTATTGTTAAGAATTTAAAAAGTCAGGTGGAGCAGAAAACAGCAATTGATAACAATGATCAGGAGGATAAATAATATGAGAACATTTCCAACAATTAATACAAGATATGAACATGTAAACAATTTCATCAATACACTTGCGCCTGTGGTGTGCAATGCATGGGTTAAGTATAGAAGAGAAGGAAAGAAGACGATTAGTCCGGCTGTTATTTTAGCACAGGCCGCTAAAGAATCTGGCTGGAACTTAGATGCAAGCACGCTCTTTGGAATCAAGGGAACAGACATCACATGTGATACAACAGAGTTTATTAACGGTACATATGTTAATATTAAAGCTGGATTTGCAAAATATCCTAATACAATGGGAGCTATATATGGATATTTGGATTTAATGCAGTGGGATAATTATAATGATGCTACATCTGCTAATACGGTTGAAGGTGAGTTATATGGTCTCACAAATGCTGTCAATAATACGGATAGAGATGCAGACGGTAACTGGGTTGGCTATAATTATGCTACAGCTCCAGATTACTATGAAACAACACTTGCGCTTATCAATGATTTTGGACTTAGAGTGTTCAATGATTATGTTTGGAGTGTGGTTAATGATTCAGAAGATGAGAAAAACATTGAGCAGCCATCACAGGAACTTGATGAATCTGTAATTGACGCAATTTATCGCGGAGAATATGGCAATGATCCAGAGAGAAGACAGAAGCTTGAAGCTGAAGGATACAATTATGCAGACTATCAGGCCGCCATGGAAGCTAAGTATTATCCTAAAGATAATACACCAGCAGAAAGTGAGGAAGAGCCGGAAGAGGAAACATCGCAGGATGCAGAAGAAAGAGTAGCAGTTGTAGAACCAGGAGGAAGTTTCTGCCAGATTGCAAGAGATTACCTTGGAGATGAAGGCAGAGCAGCAGAACTTGCAGAGCATAATGGAATGACACTTGATGATATGCTTTATGCAGGTATGGAGTTAAGACTTCCCAACTAA